ATAAATGCAATAAAAGAAAGTGCAAAAGTAAATGCACCTGTTGCAAAAAAATCCATTAAGGATATGATTATTGAAAAGGCAGATGCATTGAAATCATTGGTTTCAAAAAAATCAGGTGCCGTTACATTGGCATTAAAGGCATCAACTGTTGATCCAATTGCATTAGGTATAGAACGTGGGCAGGTTTATGGTCAACGTGTTGGTGGTACTTTTGACATTCCTTACAGATCAGAAACCAGAATTTCGGATTTATTCAGGAGGGTTGCAGTATCAACAGAATACATCAAATACAGAGAACAAAAAACTGTAACAAGGGATGCAGGTGTTGTTATAAATTGTGCAACAAATGATCCAAACACAAACATTGTTTGGTCAAATGCAACCGTGCAAATTGCAAAAGTTAGAGATTATATTAATGTTTGTTTGGATATGATGGATGATTACGAATTTGTAACATCAGAAATTGAAAATTTGGTATCATCATCAATTAGATTAAAAGCAGATCAGGAAATTTTGGTTGGTGCAGGTGATATTGTATCAATTGATTCAATTAGTTCTGTATTTGATCCAAATAATGTATTGGCACCATATGCAGGTGCATTTACTGCATCAACATTAGCAGAATTAACAGGTGCAATGAAAGGGCAAATTTACACATTTGGTCAGGAAATGGCATATGATGCAGATACAATTATCATGAATTACAATGATTGGGTTAAATTTATGCACCAAAAAAATGCAAATGGTGATTATCTTTTACCAAATTTTGTTGCATCAGGTGATTCAGTATTAAATGGAATGCGTGTTATCACATCACCATTGGTTACACCAAATTCATTGTATGTAATGGATTCAAGAAAAGGGCAAATATTAGACAGACAAAATGCCACAGTTGAATTTTCATATGAAAACAATGATAATTTTGAACACGAAATTGTTACAGTAAAAGCCGTTGAAAGACTGCAATTTTTTGTACCAAAAGTGCATCAAGATGCATTCATGAAATGTACTGATATTGCAACGGCATTAACTGCAATAACTGCACCATAATAAATGTTTAATTGATCAAAACAAAAACTATGAAAGTTAAAATTATACGTGATTACGGTGCATTAAAGGCAGGGCAAATTGTTGATGCCACAGGCAATACATCACAGTATTTGTTATCAAATGGAATTGCCGTTATGGCACCAAAGGATGAAAACTGTATTGGTGATTGTGATGATCCTGAACATGAATGTGAGGGTTGCAAAAGTAAAAAGAAACGCAGAACGGCAACGGTTGGTGCCAAAATGGAACAACCAAAACCAGATTCTGCAAAAGTTCAGGAAACAATTGCACCAAAGGCAGACAATGCAAAAAAGCCAAAGGCAAAAAAGAAATCAAATAAAAAAACTGCATCACCTAAAAAATGATGCAGTTAATTAAACCATGATAAAATGAATGTTTTAAATATTACATATAAGGATTTCGGAAAAGGCAAATGGGAATTGGCATCAGGAATGTATGAACAACAAAAAATAAACGGTTATATTGATTTGTACACAAACAAATTATTGGCTCAATTATTAGGTGTTGAAATGTACAATTTATTTGTTGCAAATTTAGATCCAATTACCTTTCAACCGATTGATGCCAAATATTTGGCAATTTACAATCCTTTTATGCATGAACAGAACAATTGTAATATCATTATCAGTGATGGTATGATTGACATGATCAAAGGATTTATTTATTTTGAATACTTAAAGGATCAGATCAATCAGGTTTGGGTTTCAGGAAATGTTGCACCAATTGGTGAAAATAGTAAAGATATTTCAACACTTTCACAACAGATTTATACAAGGTATAATCAGGGGGTGTTTACGTATCACGCAATTCAACAATATATTTGCGACAATTCCAACGAATACCCAAAATACAATGGGCATAACAAGTTAACAACGTATTGGATATGATTGATGCAACCATTGAAATACAGGAAATTATTGATGAAATCAATTGCAAAATTGATGGAAATTACAATGCATTGGATGGCAGAACATATTTTTGCCATACAAAGTGGGCACGTATTGGTAAAACAATAACAGATGCAAACGGTATTGTGTTTTTAATCACTGATTTATCTGTTGATGAATGGATCATTGCAGAACAATTGATTGTAACTGATCCTGTAATTAATTTGGATGGTGAATGTACATTACAAAAACCGTTTTTTATTACAGGTACAAAGTTGGCAACAAACCGTGAATGGACAATTGCAACAAATAATTTAGAGGATAAAACACCATTAATCTGGTTGTTGGAAATCATCAGTGAAACAGGGTATGGCAGGGAATCAACAATTGAACGTGATATTGTAACAAATCTGTTCTTTTTAGATCAAACTGATCCATCACAGTATTACACTGTTGACCACCGTAAACAAGTGGTAACACCAATGGGTAATTTGATGCAGGAATTTATTAAAACGGTTGAAAAAATAAGGATGTGGAAAACTGTAAATGAATATACATATAAAACGTTTTCACGTTTTGGTGTTGAAACAGATGCAGGTGCCATTGAAAATATTTTGGATGCCAATTTATCAGGGGTATCATTGAACATTACGTTGAGTAAATACCGTGCAAATTGTAAATGTTGAAACAAAATTTAAAAAAAATAATTAACTTTAAAAAAAATTAACAATATGAAAAGTTGTGATTGTAACGCAGGGTTAAGTAATACAGGCATTCCATCCTGTGTACCTGTGCAGGGGATAACATCCTCACTAATATTGGTGCCATTAACGGCATCAGATGGAACAAAAAACGCAATTGATTTAAGTGCATCAATCCCTGTATGGGCAGATTATGTGAATGAATCAGATGCATCCAAAAGATGGTTCCCATTACCTAAATTTGAAAATGTAGAATTACCAAAGGCAGATTCATTATTTGAAGAAGCGAACAGTGGTAGAAAAGCATTTTTAAGACAGGGGGTGAGATCATTTACAGGTGAATTATGGCAGGATGATTCAACACCAACATTTTTAGGTAAATTACAGGCATCACGTTGTGTGCAATTTGGAATTTACATTGTGGATGTTGAGGGTGATTTAATCGGTTCAGAGGTTGATGGTAAATTATACCCAATTCCTGTTGACAACGATTCATGGGATCCAAAATTTATGTTTGCGACAGATTCAACAGTACAAAAAATCATGTTAGGTTTTGATTTTTACAGATTGTTTGATGAGTCAACAATGAAAATGATAACGGCAGAGGAATCAGGATTGGATTTTAATACATTAGAGGGGTTATTGGATGTTGAAATCACTGTTGCATCATGCACACAAACATTGATAACTGCATCTGCACACCTTGATTATGGAACGGCATACAATCCAATATTGTACAAAGGTGCAGATCAAAATGCAGATTGGGCATTAAAAAATCTTGATACAGGATTGGCAGTTACAATTGATTCAGTAAGTGAACCAACAGATGGTAATTATTTAATTGATTATACAAGTGCAGGTTTGGCATCTGGTGTTAATCTTGAACTGTCTGTTGCAAAAACAGGGTTTGAGGGTAAAAAATCAACAATAACTGCATAAAATTATGGATTCAAACAGATCAATTAAAGTTGGCAAATCATCATTCAATGTTGAATTGATGAAAAGATTAACACAAAAAGATGCATTAAAACAGTGGCATTATTTAGATGCAACAGTTGTAAAAACTGCATACCAATTGTGCAATCCAAAACGTAAAACCAAAAAAAAATCTGATTGATATTTATTAATTAAACTGATAAAAGGGGTGTAATTTTTTGCATCCCTTTTTTTATGGCATAAATTCCTGCCTGTTTTTTTGTAAATTTGGAATCATGATTGGCAATACATTAATTGAAAAGCAATTGGAACGTGCATTAACATTGGATGATGCAAAGGCATGGTATGAAGTAAACACACCAACAATACAAAAATTGGTTTTAAATTTATTACGACAGGATCAATTATTTGAACGTGGTGTAAATAAATTTGATCAAATTATTGGTTTGTATTCATTTACCACACAAATGATAAATCCATCAAAACGTGCAGGAACACCATTTACTTTAAAAGATACAGGTGCATTTTATCAATCAATGTTTATTACAGTGCTAAAAGATAGCATTTTAATAAATGCAGATGCATCATTAATGGAATCACAAACATGGTGGAACACAAATATTTTGGGATTGGATGAACAGAATTTGGAAATATATGCAAAGCAAATTAAAATGGAATACATCAAATACGCACGTAAAGTATTGGGAATCAATTAATGAAATGCCCATGTTTAATTGGGTAAAATGTGGGGATGGTGATTTAAAATATGTTACAATTGAATTGATTGATGAACCTAAACAAAACCAGATACAATATGATAAATTGTATGATCAGTATTTGGAACGGTTCGGTTTATCAGATGAATTTGAAAGGTATTTGGAAATGATAAAAAAACGTGCATTATTGCAATGTGAATATGTTGAAAATAAAAAACGTTTTAAATTAACAGAAATTGAAATAATTGATGCAAAAATAAACAGGTTGGATCTGAATTTTGGGGATGGGCAAAGCATTGAACAAACCTGCATTCATTTATCAAAATGGTTAGGGTATAAAATAAACGTAAAGGAAACAACAGTTGTTGAATATTACGAAATAATTAAAGAATATGGCAAGTGGGCAAATAAAACGTAGTGAAATAGCAGAACAGGATTTGTACAAAGAAATCAGAGATTCTGCAAAAAAAACAATACAGGTATTAGATCAAATGAATGTGCAGTTAAAACAAACTGCATCAACAATTAAAACTGATCTGAATGCAGGTATGCAAAAATCAACTGCATCCATTAACAAAATGTCAAAGGCAGTGGCACAGGCAGATGCATCAATGAAAAAATCTGTTCAAATTGACAAAGAAAAGGCACAGGCAACAAAGGTACAGATTCAGGCAGAACGTGAATTGGAAAAATTAAAACAGGATCAGGAACGTACTGCACAACAAAAAATGCGTACTGATCAACAGGCAAACAAAGAAAAGGAAAGACAAATAAAACTGCAACAAAGAAGTGCAAAACAGGCACGTGATGAACAGGATGCCTACAAACAATTAACAAAGGCAACACGTGATCAAAAAAATGAATCAAAACGTTTAGGTGCAGAATTGTTGAAATTGGAACAGGCAGGAAAAAAGAATACAAAAGAATACAGAAAATTACAACAACAATACGACAAGGTAACAAGGTCTGCACGTAAAGGTGATCAACAATTAAAAAAATTGGATAAAACTGTTGGTGATAATTTCAGAAATGTGGGTAATTACCGTTCTGCATTGGGTAAATTAACAGGTGCATTATCATCAATGGGTTTGGCATTTGGTTCTGCAATGGTATTTAGATCTGTGTTTGAAACAGTAAAAAACTTTGATCAGGCACAGGCAAATTTGGCATCTGTTCTGGGTGTTTCACGTATTGAAATGCAAGGTTTAACAGAGGATGCAAAGGAATATGGATCAACCACACGTTTTACGGCATCACAGGTTTCAGAATTACAATTGGAATTTGCAAAATTAGGTTTTACACAACAGGAAATCAGGAATGTTACGAGTGCAACACTTGATTTAGCAAGTGCAACAGGCACAGATTTGGCAGAAAGTGCAACAGTTGTTGGTGCAACAGTGCGTGGTTTTGGTTTGGCAACAACAGAAACGGCACGTGTTACTGATGTAATGAGTAAATCATTTTCCAGTTCATCACTTGACATGCAAAAGTTTTCAACGGCAATGGCATCAGTGGCACCCATTGCAAAAAATGCAGGTTTTTCAATAGAACAAACAACTGCAATGATCGGCACCCTAACTGATAGGGGTATTGATGCATCAACGGCAGGTACAGGTTTGAGAAATGTGTTTTTAGAATTAACCAAAAGGGGTATCACATTTGAACAGGCAATGTTGCAAATATCAACGGCAACAGATAGTAATGCCAAATCACTTGAATTATTTGGTAAAAGGGGTGCAGTAATTGGTTCAATTTTATCAGAAAATGGATTGGCAATTGATGAATTAACTGCAAAATTAATGGATTCAGAGGGTGCAACGGCACGAATGGCACAAATGCAAATTGATACATTGGGTGGTTCATTAGATATTTTAAAATCTGCATTTGAGGGTTACATTTTAAAACAAAATGAAGCAGGTGGTGCAGGTGATAAATTAAAATCAATCATCAGGGAATTGGCACAAAATTTAGAGGTGATTTTAAATACATTGATGAATTTAGGACAGGCATTTATTACATTTAAGGCAATAACAATGTTGCAAATTGGTGCAAACCGTTTATTAAATTCATCATTCATACAGGGTGCAAGGGGAATGGGTGTAATGAAAGGTGCAGTACGTGGTTTGGGTGGTGCATTTAAGGCATTAGGGGGTTTTATTAAGTCAAATTTAATTGGTATTGCATTGTTTGCAATCATGGACATGGTGCGTGAATATCAAAAATTACAGTCTATTTTAAACACTGTAAAAGATAATGCAGATGATTTATCACAGGCAATGAACACGTTAACCAATAACGAAAAGAAAGAAACAGATCAGGCAAACATGTATTTTGAAGCATTGAAAAAAACCAATGCAGGATCCGAAGAACGTGATTTGTTGATGCGTAAAATAAATTCAACTTATGGTACAACATTATCAAACTTAAAAGATGAAATTGCATTTCAAAATGCATTGGCAAAGGCACAACAAAAGGTAATTGATAACATCAGAGAAAAAACAAAGGCAGAGGGTGTGCGTATTACATTTGAAATGGCACAACGTGCAAAGGCAGAATCAGGTTTTGAAGTTGAAAAGGCAGAACGTATTTTGGATGATTTCCGTGATGGTGGCATTACACAGGATGTTTTAACAACATTGTTTGATAAATTTGGTGTAACATCAGAAAATGATTTAATTGAAACATTAAATGCATGGTATAAAGTTGATTCACAAAACAGGAGAATTTTAATAGATGCAACGGCAGAATGGGAAAAATTACAATTATCATTGGCAACAAAAAAATCACCTGAACAGGTAAGTTGTGAAACACGTGGTGGTGTATGGGATGAAGCAACAAAAACCTGTAAATTAGGTGGTGCAGGTGGTGGTGGTGGTTCTGATGATGATGGTGAACCTGATAAATTAACAGATTTAACACGGCAAATTGAAAATGAGGACATCAAACAAATGCAGGATGATGAAAAACGTGAAATTAAAAAGGCAGAAACAGATGCAAAACGTAGGATTGAGGATTTAAAAAAGGTTAAGGCATACAGATCACAAAAAAAGAAATTAACCACAGAAATTGAGGAATCATTACAATTAAAATTGGCAGAAATTGATGCAAAATACAGAGCAAAAGAACGTGCCAGAGAACAAAAAAATTTAAAGGCAGATATTGATGCAAGGGTAAAGGCAAAGCAGGATGAATTACGTGCCATTGATGATACAATTGCAAATGTAACACAACGTGAAAATGTTGCATCACAAATTGATAATTTACAAATTGAACAAATTGAAAAAAACCGTGATATTCAATTAAAAAATACTGAATTAACAGAGGGTGAAAAAAAGAAAATAAT